AAATCCATCATCCGATGATGATTGTTATCTCGCACCAGACGATCCTATTCATGCACTGATGCCTGCGGCAGCAATGGGCGGATTAGGCAGCGGTCAGGCACTTGCAAATTATAACAATTTACAGCTGCCTCAAGTACAAGGAAGTGATAATGGTCGCATACAACGCGAACAAAACATTAAACCAGGAACTGAAGAATGGTTCAAGTTATGGTTTGGGAGAAAACAATGAAAATATCAGAGTTAGACGAAAACTGGCACGATAGAGATTTGCGAAATCGTGAACGTAATGTAGGACTAGAACCAGAAGACAACGGTATGTATAGTATTTGGACTATGGGTCCTAAAGATGAAAAACCAAAGAAAATTGTCACTAAACAATGCTCAATGGACGATGCAGAACGACATGCCCATAATATCAAAGCAAAACATCCTTACTTGCGGGTATGGTGGCAAGCCCATCATCTAGGTAGCAAAGGATTTGAAGTTAAAGAAAATGTAGCAGAAACAGCTACAGCAGGTGCTACATCTTCTGCTATGGGTGGTACACTTGAAAATCCAGCGGCTGTTACATTAGGAAAAGCAAAGGGCAAGAAAAGTTATACAGGAACACCTGGGCACAGTGGTACTAAAGCACCGCCTCAACCCAAAGTAGTACAACCTAAAACAGCGGACGGAACCGCTAAAAACGGGCTTGATATCAAAGCAAACATATTCGGCCAAGCTAAAGAGTCAGCAGTAATTAAAAGACGCTAAATATATAAAGATAACGGAGTTACATACCATGCCACCAGAATTAGATCAAACATCACCAGACATGTCAGCACAGGCTGCTACACTACCAAGCGGAGAAGTAGACCGCGAAGGTGCAATGGCCAAAGCTGATTTGTACAAATTAGCCAATTATAGCCACAAATTATTCCAACAAATTCAAGACGAAGATCAGTTAGAAGGTTGGGTACAGGCTAAAATTACCAAAGCCGCTGACTATATTGCTTCAGTATACCATTATTTGGAATACGAAATGAAGTTTAGTGAGTATGGTAAACAATTAGATGACAGCGATGTATTAAGCGAAGGACAAAAACGTGTTCTAAAAACTCGTTTAATGGAAGCTAAATCCAAAGTCAAAGAACTCAAGAAAGCCCAAGCTGAAAAAGTAAAAGACAAAGCAATGTCCGAAGGCATTTTGAGCGGTGGGCATACTGCATGTGCAGAATGTGGCGGTACTGGTATGGTTTATGAAGAGCCTAAAGCTGTTCCAGATCATGTTAAAAGTAAAGTTGAAAAATACAAGCGTCAAGCTACTGCATTCCATGCTGCCGGCAAACGCATTGATGCTAACAAGAACGGTATCCCAGACGAAGACGAAATGGAAGAAGATTTTGATGCATTGAAAAAGACTGGCGATACTACTAAAACATCAAGAGGCAATACTGTAACAAAAACTGATACAGGTATTAAACATGAGCGTCCAGCAGATACGTACTCAGACGGTGGCGATGATATTGCTTCAAATGCCAAGTCAGGTAAAGGTGTTAAGAGTCACGCCAAAGGTGAAACTGCCGCAGAAAAGAAAGCAAAGGCTCCTGCACTAAAGCAAAGTCCCAAGAGTGCTAAAACATGGGGCATGAAAGACAGCGAGAAATTTGACAATCGCGATGGTGCTCCTGCTAAACCAAAGAAAGAAAAAGAAGTTGACGAGACTTATGGTCTAGGTGTTTACGAAGCTAAAAAGAAAGGCGATGGCAATTTAGCCAACAACGCTAAACCATATGACAAAGTAACACGCGGTGATGTTATTGCCGGACGTCTTGGTAAAGATGAAAAAGGTGGCAAGGCTGTTAAAGAAGCCGCACCTCGTGGTCAAAAAAGTCAAGACTCTGCTATAAAAGTAGCTCAGATTGGCAAAAGCAAAAGCCCTGGTGCAAACTTAAAACAAGGAGCAGAGGACGCTCTTGAAAAAGGCAATCATAAAAAGATTGATCAAATACATCAATATGCAACGACTACTACTCCTACAGGTAGAGCAAAGAAAGTTTCCGAAGCTAAACCAAGTGCTGGATTGAGTGCTGCCAAGAAATCAGCAGTTGTTAAAGATGCTAAAGCAGGCAAAGACATTGGTAAGCCAGGTAAGAGTTTTGCCAAGACAGCTAAGGCTGCTGGTGGTGGTGAGAAAGGTGAGAAGATTGCCGCTGCCGCTATGTGGAAAAACATGAAGGAAGATGTCAAAATTGCCGAAGCTAAAAAGAAAGCTGAAGTAAAAGGCTTACCCGGCAATCAAGAAAAGATTGATGCAGATCATGACGGTAAGATTGAAAAATCAGATTTGGCTGCATTACGTGCTGGTAAGAAAGAAACTGTTAAAGAGTCAACTGACTTAACACGTATGAAAGAGTTCCTAACTCGCTTAAACGGGTAATAGTATGCAAATCATTGACGTAGATCCGTTATTTATTTTGGAAGAAACTCCTCCGCCAATGACTGGCGGAGCCAGTCATAGCGGAAATAAAAGCGGTAAACCTTACGATTATCAAATGAACGCATTACAATCTCTTTTGACTACAGAAACTGAACCTTGGAAGCAAAATTTAACTAAATGGCGTATTAAAAATTTAGAAACTAATGGCATGACAGCATTTCATACGGACTATACTAAAAACGCAGGTGGTATATCAACTCCGATACAAGTATTAGACTCTGAAAGCTGGCTTAAAAAAAATCCAAGTTTAGCAAAACGCCTGCCACCAGAATGTTTGCCGCCTGTTGCACAAGCCACTCCTGTTCAACAGCCTAGTATTATTGATAAAGTAAAAAAGGCTTGGGGAGATTGGGAGCCTGCTTATAAAAGAGACGCAGACAATTTAGAAAGTAGCCGTGAAGAACAAGGACTTGGAAATTTTGGTGGAGCATCTGGCCGTTTCAATCAAAATGAAAATGCAGAATTGGATCGTATTAAATATTTAAGTAAAAAATTCAAAGGGTAATAACATGGACATGAAAAAGCTTCTACAGGCAATGGATGGCATTTCTACAAAGCCTGTAGAAGGTGTTGATAGCATGAAGAAATTTGTGTCCATTATCCAAGAAGGTGCTAATCCACACAAAGTCACGTTGCCTGTACAAATGGCAATGCAACATTATCAAACAGAAAAAAACACAAAACCAATACGTAAAGATAGATTAATTGACAAGTATTTTACAGAAGCTGAAACTGCCATTACACAACGCAAAGAAGAAAAACGTGCAAAGATAAATCAGTATGCCAGCGTTATTGCTGAACGTGTGTTGATGAAAGAGTCTATGGCAGGAGTTGGTCTTCAGCCTATTGACGAACTTTCAACTGAGTTGTTGGGCAAGTATAAAAAAGCCGCTGGTGCTGATGCTAAGAAGGCAGATGCAGAAGGCAACTTTGAACGTGGAAACAAACGATTCAAAGGTATTAACAAAGCTACTATTAAGCAATTTGACAACGATGCTAAAAAACATAAAGAACAAGGTATAGCGGAAGGCTCGGAGAACAATAATATAACAGCACAAAAAATATTCTTTGCTCGTAGCGATAAAACACCCAAAGGCTGGAGTTATGACCATGTTGGATTTATAACTCAGGATGGACGGCAAATTCAAATGAGTGGACACAAAGGTAACGATGTATATGTTACTAATGATGTTACTGATGATCCTGAATTTCCCAAACAAAATATCAAAATTGTATCATTATCAAAACCAGTATCAGTTCCTACAACCAACTCAGTAGGTGCAGAAAATTGCGGAACATTTGTAGCAAATGTATTACAAGCAAATGGTATAAAAGGTATTGATACACAAAAAATATACAGTGTATTCAAACAACCACAGAAACAAGGTGTGGCGGAAGGCTTGGAACAACTACTAGCATTAAGAAATAAAATTGACGAAGCAATAGAGCAATTAAATAAGAAGTAATCGGAATTTAAAATGAACTTTAGAGATTTAGTCACACGCTTAGATTTAATTGAAGACTCTAGCTTAACCTTGGCAACTGTACAAGCTGCCGAACAAGCAGCCAAAGAAAAAGCGTCAGTGGAAAAAGCTAAAGGCGGATGGACAGGATTTACATCATGGGATCCAAAGACTGCTGGTAATATTGCCATTGCAAAATTAGCACAGCAAAACAAGTTAGAAGGGTTATTTAACAGCGAAGGTGACTTTATTATTGCCTACGGCGATAATGAATGGAGTTCCAAAGAAGGGCAATCTCCCCGCACTGCACCTCCAACACCTGAAGATTGGAAACCACTTGCTTCACTGGGACTAATTCCTGACAACGCAAAAGGTCCAGCTGGATTAACCAATTGGCTAACTGGTGGCAAATCGCAGAATGAATTTGATGCTGTCAAACAACAATCTGCAGGTGTAAGACAATCAAATGATGCCGCAGTTACTCCCAAGAGTTCTGTACCACGAACAGACATGCAAAAAGCAGACGAAGTAGATGACTTGATAAAACAGTATCTTGGAAAAACTGTTTCCAGTGCAGATAGTGACTCAACAACAGTGGCCAGTGCAGACGGAGAAACTGATGACTTGGAAGGTGACCAGGCATTTGCCGAAGGCATGTACGAGTCATTAGTTGAAAGTTTTGGATATGCGGCTGAAGCAACTTCTGTAATGGGAGTAAATGTTCCGACCACCTTAGATGAATTTTATGCAATACCAATTGTGACTCTTCCAAACGGCGAGGTAATATACGACGGTGCAGATTTAGTATTTGATGTAGGATTGTCTGTGGTGTCTGCATTTATTGGACCACTGGCTGGCCCAGTAGTTATACCAAGATTAGTTAAATTAGCCAAGATACTTGAAAAAGTTTTTCTCGGAGCACGACCTGCATCAAAAGAAGCAGTATCAGTTATTGCTAAAACATACAAAGAACGTCTAGCAACTTCTATTAAAAACAATCTTGGAAAATATGCTCTAGCAACAAGTGCTGGATGGACAATGGGAATAAATGCATTAATGAAGTGGGCAGAAGGCGGTAATAATTTTGATCCTGCAGATCTTGGGAAACCAAACAATTCAAAAATGCCTTCAGTTGATGCTATGGGCAATGTTACAGGTGCAAGTAATTAAATGATTAATAAACCAACACTTACTGAATCGATGTCGCAACTTCGACAACGATTGCACGACATTGAACAAGGCAATGTTAATGAAGGCATCGGGCAGGCGGCAATAGATTTGGCTGCTGATGCTGCCAAGGCTGGTTGGAAGAAACTAACCGGCAAAGCTGCTGAAGAAGCATTGGTCAAAGAGCTTGGTGAAAAAGTAGTAATTAAAAAGAAATCAGGTGAAGAACTTATTTTGCAACTGGAAAAAGATGGCAAGTATCATTTAAAAGATACTACTCGGGCAATTGAGAATGAGGTAAAGTATACTCCAGAACAAGTGAAAGATATAAAGGACAGATTTGATCCTCCAAGAAAAGAACCAAGTATCCCTCCTGAAGCAACCGAACCACATCCCACATTGTTAGGGCCTGATGGTAAGCCACTACAAGTACCTGCAAAGCCAAAGCCAGCTATAACTGATCCAGTTGTAAAAGCAATAGCAGATGTACCAATATCTACTGATGTTCCTGAAATTGTAAACATGGGATCATTGTATCAGTACTTTCAAGAACACAAGCCAGAAGAATTAAAGAAACTGGCACAGAATCCAACTGCAAATACAGGCTTTTGGAATGCGGCCACGGGGAAGGCAAAGAGCAACAAGGGTAAAATTATTACAATTGCGGCTTTGCTTTTATTATTATATTTCTGGGCCAGTCCGGATAAAACAAAAGAAAAAGATTCAACAGCCAATGCAGGCAGCAAAACAAGTGAGGACGGTAGTGCTCCAATTGGCACTGTAATACCCGGCGATGAAATGAATTGGTTAATTATCAATGCAGGAAATCTTGCAGGACAATCTATTACTAAAGGCAAAGACGGTGTATGGAAAGCAGAAAAGGGTGCTACTGCTACTGATCCAGCAGTAATTAAAAAGATTGAAGAAATTGCAAAACAATCGCCGGAACAAAGAAAACAAAATCTAGCCAATCAAAAAAACTTTAGTGTGTTTTTGTGGCCACCCAGCGGTGGCGGCGTCGAGCCCGATATAGCAACAGGCAAGTCTGATACAGTACCCACAACAACTTGGGGTCAAAGATGAGTCAATGGAATGTAACGTTTACAGACGGCTCGTTTGTTATAATGAAAGATGTGCCGGCTGGTGTATCTGAAGCCGATGTTAGAAAAGAAATATCACAACAACCTAAATACAAAGATAAAAAAGTTGCTAATGCAGTAAATCTAGATAGTGCTAATTCTACGCCTGGCCCTATTACTAATAAACCACCTGCCGAGAAGCCACCTGCTAAAGTCAAGCCTACAGTCAAGCCACCTGAAACAGTCAAACCGGAAGTAAAACCAGAAGTAAAACCAGTACCGGACAAGCCAGCTCCATCCGATTCAGTTATAAACGATATTGTTGCACAAAAAGAAAAAGAAGCAGCAGATGCTAAAAAAGCGGCAGCTGAAGCAGAAAAAAAAGCTCGTGAAACTAAGGACGCAAAGGATAGGCAAGAGGCACTTGATGCACAACGAGAAGCTCGCATATCACAAGAAAAAGTCGATCAGGCTAAACGAGATGCCGAAGAAAAGAATAAAATAATTGGCGACTTTAAAAGAGACGGCGAAGAACGAGTTAAACCAGAAGTTAAACCAGCACCAGAAGTTAAACCAGCACCAGAAGTTAAACCAGAAGTTAAACCAGCACCAGAAGTTAAACCAGCACCAGAAGTTAAACCTCCGGCGGCATCTACTACAACTGAACCTCCTAAATCAAACGAGCCAGAAGGACCTGGATTATGGGATAAGATAAAAAGCGGTGCCAAAGAAATAGGCCAAGCTATCGGCGGTGCATTGACACCGAGTAATACACCTACTGAGCCTGCTCTAACACCTGCACCTCCTTCTAAAGAACAACTAAAATCTGACATTGAAAAAAAGCTAGATGAATTAGACAAATCACCCGATCCAGCAGCCAGAGAAAGAGCAAAAATTGCTAGAGCTAAATTAAACGGACAACCGGGTGGCGAACCCGGTGGGCCAGGTAGTGGTGCTAAAGTTCAAGACACTGGTACCAAACCTGGAGGAGGCGGCAAGACAGATATAGATAATACTAGTAAGCCCGGTGTAGATGGAACTGGTGCAGGTCAGAGTACGGATAAGAAAAAGACAGGGCCAGGCAAATCGTTTGATAATCCGCTCGGAAATCAACCAGGTGCCGGAACAGGGCAACAAGGAGCCCCAGGTACAGGCCCGGCAGCAGGGACAGCGGCAGGAGTTAATCCGGGCACATCTACTAAACCTGTACCAGCGGGCGACTCAGATGTTGATGGAGACAAAATAAGAAAGCAACGCCGGGAACAAGAAGCTGAACTTAAAAGATTAAAAGCATTGCCTGATAAAAACGGCACTACCCCGCCGGGCGGATGGAGAGATGCTGGATTTGGTACACGAGTATGGAGAGGCGGGCCTGGAACAGATCCAAAATGGAAGAACTATGTATTCAATGACGGAGATATAATGCCGGCTGGTAACTACAGTACAGGAGTTGGGAATTCAAGAACAACTACATACAGTGGTAACGCTGGAACAGATCAATTTGATAGGCAAGGAGTCGATAATCTATTATACGATAGGGAAAGGCAAGCACAGGAAATAGCAAGATTAAAAAAACAAAAAGGCGTAAACGAAGATTTTGATAGAATATTAACGCTAGCAGGCCTTAACAAGTAATCAAAGTGGCAGATTTATTCTGCCATTTTCACCTCTAAAATATCTAACAGCTTGCATACACACGATAAGTAGTATATAATAGGCATATACATTAGGAGAGTTACAATGGGTGGTCGTTCATACGGTGCAGAAGAAAAGGCAAAGCTAGAGCGTTTGATTACAGAAGGATCCACAGTCCTTCGCGAAATTGACGACTTACAAGTGGGACTAAAGGAAACAGTGCAGGCAGTAGCAGAAGAATTACAAGTCAAAGCCAGTGTTATCAACAAAGCAATCAAGATTGCACACAAGGGCGATTGGAGTACTTACAATCAAGATTGGGAAGAAATTGAAGCAATTTTAGATATCACAAAGCGTATCTAATAAATATCAGCAGTAAGGGTCAGCGGGCCATAAACCGCACGTAAGGTATTTGTCAGCCGAAAATGACATATGGAGAACTAATGAGCTATGTAGACGCATGGTTTGACCGCGATAACGACGTTATCAAAGTGGTTGAACGAAATAAGAAAAACGAGCGTGAGTATCGTGACATTCCTGTCAAACACACGCTGTATTACAAAGACCCTCGTGGCAAATTTCAAAGTATTTACGGCGATGCACTTAGTCGCATTGTTTGTAAAAATACAAAAGACTTCCGCAAGGAACAAGCAATCAATTCAGGTAAACAATTATTTGAAGCTGATATCAATCCAGTGTTTGTTTGTCTAAGTGAAAACTATCTAAACGCAGAACCTCCAAAACTCAATGTGGCATTTTTTGACATTGAGGTGGACTTTGATCCAGAACGTGGCTATAGCACTCCTGAAGATGCTTTTATGCCAATTACTAGTATTGCAGTTCACCTACAATGGTTGGAAACACTGGTGTGTTTTGCAGTACCTCCAAAGACACTGACTTGGGAAGAAGCACATGAAGCTGTTAAAGATTTCCCCAACACTATGCTGTTTAAAACAGAAGCAGAAATGTTGGATGCATTTTTAGATGTTATTCAAGATGCTGATATGCTGAGTGGTTGGAATTCGGAAGGCTATGATATTCCATACACTGTGAATCGTGTAACCAAAGTACTGAGCAAAGACGATACAAGACGTTTTTGTTTGTTTGGCCAGTATCCCAAACGTCGTGAATATGAAAAGTTTGGCAAGAAGGCCATTACATATGACTTTATTGGGCGGGTACACTTGGACAGTCTTGAACTGTATCGCAAATACACATATGAAGAACGTCACAGTTATCGACTGGATGCTATTGCTGAATATGAACTGGGCGAACGTAAAACCCAATATGAAGGCACATTGGATCAGTTGTACAACAATGATTTTAAAACATTCATTGAATACAACAGACAAGATACTATGCTGTTGGATCGACTGGACAAGAAATTAAAGTTTATGGATCTTGCCAACACATTGGCACACGAATGTACTGTGTTGCTACAGACCACAATGGGTGCAGTAGCAGTGACTGAACAGGCCATTATCAACGAATGTCACAGACGTGGATTCCAAGTACCCAATCGTACTAAAATGGATGAACGTGAAGACAGTCAAGCGGCTGGTGCTTATGTTGCTTATCCTAAAGAGGGCATTCATGACTGGATTGGTTCGCTAGACATTAACAGTCTTTATCCCAGTGCTATTCGTGCATTGAACATGGGTCCGGAAACTATTGTAGGACAGTTGCGACAGACCAAAACAGAAGAATTTATTGAACTGCAAATGGCCAAGGGCAAATCGTTTGCGGCATCATGGGAAGGTGTGTTTAGTAGTTTAGAATATGAATGTGTAATGAATCAAGAGATTGGTACAGACATCACCATCGACTGGGAAAACGGAGACACTGATGTTGTCAGTGCTGCCGAAGTATATAGACTGATATTTGAAAGTAATCAGCCCTGGATTCTCAGTGCTAACGGTACTATTTTTACCTACGAAAAAGAAGGTATTATCCCTGGCTTGCTCAAACGTTGGTATGCTGAACGTAAAGAGATGCAGGCCAAACTAAAGGAATGTATCAAAAGTGGCAACAAAGTTGAAGAAGAATACTGGGACAAGCGACAGTTGGTCAAGAAGATTAACCTTAACAGTTTGTATGGTGCTATTCTCAACAGCGGTTGTAGGTTTTTTGACAAGCGTATTGGACAAAGCACTACACTGAGTGGCAGACAGATTGTTAAACACATGGCTGGCAAGGTCAATGAAATTGTCACAGGAGATTATGACTATCGTGGCAAAGCAATCATCTATGGTGATACCGACTCATGTTATTTCTCGGCTTACAAAACTCTTGAAAAAGAAATCGTAGCAGGTAAGATTCCTTGGACCAAGGAAAGTGTGGTACAGTTGTATGACCAAATTGCTGACGAAGTAAACAATACGTTTCCACAGTTTATGTTGGACACATTCCATGTGCCCAAATCACGTGGAGAAGTTATCAAAGCAGGTCGTGAGATTGTAGGCAGTAAAAGTTTGTTTATTACTAAGAAGCGGTATGCTGTGTTGTATTATGACAAAGAAGGCAAGCGTAGTGACATAGAAGGTAAGCCTGGTAAGATCAAGGCCATGGGATTGGATCTTAAACGTAGTGACACGCCAGAATTTATTCAAAACTTTCTTAGCGATGTTCTTGAAATGGTATTGATGGGCAAGCCTGAACAAGAAGTACTGGATCATATCAGTGAGTTTAGACTACGGTTTAAAAGTAGGCCTGGTTGGGAAAAAGGCAGTCCAAAACGTGCCAATAATATTACTGAATACGAAGCCAAAGAAAAGAAAGACGGAAAAACTAATATGCCTGGACATGTACGTGCAAGTATCAATTGGAATACACTGAAACGTATGTACCAAGACAAATACAGCATGGGCATTACCGACGGTGCAAAGGTTATTGTTTGCAAGTTAAAACAAAATCCCATGGGCTTTACTAGTGTTGCATATCCTGTAGATGAACTACGTCTTCCTCAGTGGTTCAAAGATCTTGCATTTGACCACGCTGAAATGGAACAGACTATTATTGACAACAAGTTGGATAACTTGATTGGTGTGTTGAAATGGGATGTACGTAGCACAGAAGAAAAGAATACGTTTAACAGTTTATTCGAGTTTTAATATGAAAATTATAATTGCAGGATATGGATTTGTGGGTAAAGCAGTGGCAAAGACACTGCGTACCAAACACGAAGTTGTTATTGTAGATCCAAAATACACAACTGATACAATTGCAGATAATCACGACGCAGACGGTTTGATTATTTGTGTTGACACTCCAACATTGGATGGAGTATGCGATATAGGAAATGTTGCAAACGTAATGGATACGGTTCCTATCTTTATGCCCGTGCTGATTAAGAGTACTATTACACCGGGCACATTAGTAGCAATGGAGGAATTGTACAGCAATCACTCAATTGTGTATAATCCAGAGTTTCTAAGAGCACGTACTGCTGATCAAGATTTTGTTGATCAAAGATCGTGTGTGCTGGGTGGGGAAGATCCTGAAGGGTTTTGGCAGGAACTGTTTACAAGCGTATTGCCAAATTGTAAACTGTTCTTTCACTGCACTACTGTGGAGGCAGCAACAGTCAAATATGGCATTAACGCATTCTTGGCAACAAAGGTTGCGTTTTTTAATCAGTTGTATGACATTTGCGAACAAAACGGTGCTGATTATAAAATGGTCAGACAAATGATCACACACGATAGTCGCATTGGTAATAGTCATACCTTAGTGCCGGGATTAGATGGTGAACGTGGTTTTGGTGGAGCATGTCTTCCCAAAGACACAGAGGCATTTGTACACTATGCCAATAACATCGATGCACCATTTAGTATACTAAATGAATCGGTGGAATATAATAAGAAGGTTAGGAAAAATCCTTGACATTGTCAAAAAACCTAAGTATAATCATAACATATGGAGAATCACATGAAACACTTTTTACAAGATCTAGTAGCACATACACACAGCTTGGGCTTTTTGCCTTTGGTTAAGGTATCATCGACTACTAAAGAAACAAGCATTGAATCAATGGCAGAAGATCGTTCAGTTATTGTCAATGCAAAAACACATAGTCCAGTTGATGACTTTGAAGGTGTGTTTGGTATGCCTAATTTGAACAAGCTGGATATCCATCTTAAATGTCCAGAATACAAAGACAATGCAACTATCTCAGTTGTTAAACAAGAACGTAATGGAGAAGTTATTCCTACAGGACTACACTTTCAGAACGGACTTGGAGATTTCCAAAACGATTACCGTTTTATGAATCAAGACATTATCAATGAAAAATTGAAAAGTGTTAAATTCAAAGGTGCTAAGTGGGATATCGAATTCCAACCAAGCATGGCTAGTATTCAACGTCTTAAATTTCAAGCAAATGCACACTCGGAAGAACAAACCTTCCAAGTTAAAACAGACGGTAACGATCTAGTGTTTAGCTTTGGTGATGCAAGCACACACGCAGGTTCGTTTA